TGAAGCTAGTACTTGATGTAGAAAATACTGTTACTAATCGTGATGGTAAGATGCACCTTGACCCATTTGAGCCTACTAATACGTTAGTAATGGTTGGAATGCTTACGGATGATAATATAGAAACTCATGTAACATTTGACCATTCTGAAAAGCCTAGTACGTTAAATGGTACTAATTTAGTACAGAATGTATTAGATGAAACCACTTTATTAATAGGACATAACATTGCTTACGACTTAGTTTGGCTATGGGAATCAGGGTTTAAGTACAATGGTAAAGTCTTTGATACTATGCTTGGAGAATACGTACTACAGCGTGGTATTAAAGAACCTCTTTCATTAGAAGCTTGTGCTGAAAGATATGAGTTAGATACGCAGAAGCAAGATACATTGAAGGAATATTTTAAGAAGGGTTATACTACTAGAGATATTCCATTTGATGAGTTATCTAGTTATCTATCTTCTGACTTACACGCTACACAGCAGTTAGCTAATAAGATATTTGATAGGCTTGACAATGAAGATGATTCTGTATTATATCACACAGTTAATTTAACTAATGAGTTATGTCCGGTCATAGCTAAAATATATCAACGAGGATTTGCTATTAATTTAGATGCATTAGATGAAGTGCAGGCTGAGTTTGAACACGAGAAGATGATTTTAAAACACAGCTTATCTAATTTAATTAATGAATTAATGGGGGATACACCTATTAATTTAAATAGTCCTGAACAATTATCTACCGTTATCTATAGTAGAAAACCTATTGATAAGGCGAGTTGGGCAGGTAACTTTACCCCTTATATGTCTAAGACAGACTTTAATAAGACTATAAAATCTAATAGCAGTATTATATATAAAACTAAGGCTGAACAATGCCATAACTGTAAAGGTAAAGGATACTATACTAGGATAAAGAAAGATGGTAATCCATTTGCTAAACCATCTAGATGTCACTCTTGTGATACACAAGGTTATCATTTTATTCCTATAAATAAACAGGCAGGTTTAAAGTTTAATGCGCCTAAATCTAAATGGATAAGCGCACATGGTTTCAGTACGTCTAAAACTAACTTAGAGGTATTAGAAAAAGCTGCCAAGGAAAAGGGATTGAAGTTAGCAGAAGAATTCCTATACAAGGTGAGAAGATTAAGTGCAGTAGATACATACTTATCCTCGTTTGTAGAGGGTATAAAGACCCATAAAAAGCCTGATGGCAAGTTACATGTACGACTACTACAACATAGGACTTCTACAGGTAGATTAAGTGGGGCTGACCCTAATATGCAGAATATGCCTAGAGGGGGTACATTTCCTGTGAAGAGAGTATTTAAATCACAGTGGGATAATGGGAAGATATTAGAAGCTGACTTTGCTCAATTAGAATTTAGAGCGGCAGCTTTCTTATCACAAGATAAAACAGCAATGAAGGAGATAGAAAATGGTTTCGATGTTCACAGCTATACCGCGAAAGTTATTTCGGATAATGGGCAGGTTACAACTCGTCAGGAAGGAAAGGCACATACGTTCGCCCCACTCTACGGAGCTACAGGGTTTGGGAGGACAACTGCTGAAGCAGCGTATTATGAACAGTTCACGCAAAAATACAAAGGCATCGCACTTTGGCATGCCCGATTGGCTAAGGAAGCTTTAAGTACAGGTAGAGTTACTACACCATCAGGTAGACAGTTTTCTTTTCCAGACATAGAGAGAAGAATGAATGGTGGTGTATCCCACTTTACACAGATTAAGAATTACCCCGTGCAGTCGTTTGCTACTGCCGATATAGTACCAGTTGCTTTACTACATATTGAGGGCAGATTAAGTAATATGAGGTCTTGTATTGTTAATACTGTTCACGATAGTATTGTGATTGATATTCATCCAGAAGAAGAAAATCAAGTCATCTATATAATTGATTCTACAAATGAGGTACTTACAAGCCTTATACAGAACAAATGGGGTATCACTTTTAATGTTCCTTTAACATTAGAAGCAAAAATAGGTAAGAATTGGCTTGACACAGTGGATGTTTTATGATATAACAAACAAATTCAAACATAAGGAGATAAATATATGAATGAAATTACAACTATAAATACTGATAACTACGCTGTTATGGCAAAAGCTATGGGCTTTGCTAGCGAAAATAAAAAATCTTCTGGTAAGACAGTTATACTTCCTAGATTTAGAATTTGGCATCAACCTATTATGGGGCAGGCTAAAGTTAATGGAAAGACTGCTAACGTAGAAGTAGTAGAAGGCGGTTCTTATAGACTGGAAATACCTTCTAAAGAAGACGGTGGCGATTCCACTTTTATATTTGCTAAGTCGGCAACCTTTAGAGTCTTTGCACAAAGATTTATGTGGCGAAGATTTGTTGCTAATAAAAATCCTAAACCAAACGAGCCAAAGGGTTCTTTCCATAGAACTTTAATGGCAGATAGTTTGTCTGTGGATTTAAAAGATAATACTGGTGGATTTAATTGTGGTAAACCTTCAGGTTATATTAAAGACTTTAAGGCACTTCCTCAGAATATGCAGGATTTACTTAGACAAATAAAGAAGGTAAGAGTTTTATTTGGCTATGCTACTTTAATTGACCCTGTTGATTCCGATGGTAAACCTACTACACAGGATACTATATCTGTGATATGGGAAATAGATAATAGAAATGCTGTTGCTCATTTAGGTGAAGTCTTATCTGAAATTGATAAGAAGCAAAGGCTACCTATTCAACACAATATTAGTTTAGTAACAGAGAAGAATGAACTTCCTAATGGGACTAGTTACTATACACCGGTTGCTAAGGTTGATATGAAAACCTCAATTGACATAGTGGATGCAGACCAAGATATATTTAAAAGTTTTATGGAGTACATTAAAAACTATAATGAGTATATCAATAATCAATGGTCTGAAAAAACAACAGAAGAGCCTGAAATATCTAAAGATGATATGAAGGTAGTTGAGTCTTTTGTTGATATCGACGATACTGAGGTAGCATAATGCAACATCCTGCTGAATTGTCGCTACATCAATACATGAATAAAGCGTTAAAAGGTAAAGCTTCTGTATCATCTTCTACTGTATCACAAGTGGCTAATGATGTAGCCGATGCAGTTAAGCGACAGTTCGGTGGGGAAAAGCGTAGTGAGTTTAAGTTACGTATGTCTAACATAGGTAAACCAACTTGCCAGTTATGGTTTGAGAAGAATAAACCTGACACAGCTTTACCTCGCCCTAGTAATTTTTTAATGACTATGTTGATAGGAGATATAGTAGAGGCTGTATTCAAAGGACTTCTTACAGAAGCTGGAGTTAAATATGAGGATTCTGATACTGTATCCCTTGAAGTAGGTGACACACAGATAAATGGTACATATGATTTAGTAATAGATGGTGCTGTTGATGATGTTAAATCTGCTTCTGATTGGTCATACAAATATAAATTTGAATCTTTTGATACTCTTAAAGGTGGAGATACTTTTGGTTATATAGGACAATTAGCAGGCTATGCTAAGGCTAGTAATAAAAAAGTTGGTGGCTGGTGGGTAGTAAATAAAGCTAATGGAAAGATTAAATATATTTCTGCTGAAGGCATTGACATTGATAAGGAATTATCTTATATAAAAGATACAGTTAAAACATTAAAGGAAAATAAATTTAAAAGATGTTTTAACTTTGAAGACGAGTTGTTCTATGGTAAACCCACAGGCAACAAGGTCATTGGTAAAACGTGTGCATTCTGTGACTTTAGATTTGAGTGTTGGAAAACTTTAGAGGAAAAGCCCTCTATGGTATCTAAAGCAAAAGAACCAAAGATTGTACCGTATATTAAATTAGAAGGAGAATCTCTATGAAAGAATCTATAGATGAAATGGCTGAAATAATAAAAGAAAAAGAAAAGGAACTGTATGAAATGAAAAAAGATTACAGGGAACGTAGAACTGAAGGTTTACGTAGTGCTATAGAGCAACGCAAGGAAGCTGAGAAGCTAGTGCGTGACGAAATGAAAGCACTAGGTTATGATAATAGTATACCCTATAGTTCTAATATACGTTGGTATAACTTTTAAAAATGCCATCATATAGTGCTAGGCAGATAGCACGTAAAAAGGGGTATAGGAGTGGTTTAGAGGATAAAGTTGCTACTTATCTTACAGAACACAATGTCAATTTCCTATATGAAAAAATAAAGATTGAGTGGGAAGACCTCGCATATCGCACCTATACTCCTGATTTTATACTGTATAATGGAATAATTATAGAAACAAAAGGTAGGTTTATTGCATCAGATAGAAGAAAACATTTAGCTATTAAGAAACAACATCCTGAATTAGATATACGATTTATATTTACTAATAGTAAGAACAGACTAAGGAAGGGTGCAAAATCTTCATACGGAGATTGGTGTACAAAGTATGACTTTGCATACTATGACAGAATAATTCCTGAAGATTGGTTAAAAGAAAAGGGTACAAGTAAGTATCCAAAGCTTATTCAATACAAACATAAAAAAATAAGGAGATAGTATGCTAGTAAACAATGAAGATTTCTATATCCAACTAAAGCCTAACATGGATAAAAATAAAAATTGGTTAGGTACAATGCAGGTTAATATTGTAACATCAAATTCAAATCCTATTGACGACGATGGTTATAATCAGATGTTTCATCTGTGCCAATTAATAGCTTCCATTGTTCCTTATATGGATGATAATCCAGATATAATTCCAGAACTAGAAAAGTATATGGAGTTAGAAAATAAAAGGGAAAAAGCTAAGAAGCTAAAAGTTGTAGGTAAAGAAGGTAATGTAATTAATTTAAACTTTAACTCTAAAACTAATGGGAGAGCTTAATGGCAGCTAGTATAAAAGAAATAATTGAATTTGAAAAAGACTCGACACCATCAGAAAAAAGGTCTGGTATAATAGGTAGAGAATTAGTAGATGATATGGTTAATCACCCACCTCATTATAATCAAAAGGGTATTGAGTGTATTGATGCTATTGAGGCAGCCACAGATAAAGGATTTGAGTATTACCTACAAGGTAATATAATTAAATACTTATGGAGATATAGATATAAAAACGGTGTTGAAGATTTAAATAAGGCACAGTGGTATCTATCTAAATTAGTAGAGATTAAAAATGGCAATTCGAATTAAGGTACTTATGACTATTAAAATTGATGAATCTGAATATCCCGTGCCTGTTGATGGTAAAGTAGATGATGAAGTTGAAGATGCCCTAAAGGAATTCTTTCATGATATAGAAGGCATGGATGTAACCCACGTTAGAATAATTACGGAGAAAATATGAACAAAACAAATGTAACCCTACCAACTGACTATCAAAACTTTATAGCGCTATCTCGTTATGCTAGATGGCTATCTAAAGAGAATAGACGAGAAAACTGGTCTGAAACAATAACTAGATACCTAGATTATATGAAGTCTCATCTTCTTGAAAAGCATAACTATTATTTAAATGATGACTTATATGATGCTATTGGTAAACAAATAACAGAACTCGGTGTCATGCCTAGTATGAGAGCCTTAATGACATCAGGAGTAGCATTAGATAAATGCCATGTAGCTGGATATAATTGCTCTTATATTCCTGTAGATAGTCTTCGTTCCTTTGATGAGACTATGTATATCTTAATGTGTGGCACAGGAGTTGGCTTCTCGGTTGAGCGTGAGAATGTAGATAAGCTACCTATTATTAATGAACATTTTGAAAATAGCACGACAATTATTAAGGTAGGTGATTCTCGCTCAGGTTGGGCTAGAGCATTACGAGAACTAATAGCTATGCTATATGTGGGACAAATCCCACAGTGGGATGTATCCGACGTACGACCTGCAGGAGCAAGGTTAAAAACATTTGGTGGCAGGGCTTCAGGTCCAGCTCCCCTAATAGATTTATTTGAATTCTGTATTGAGATATTTAAGAATGCAAAGGGTAGAAGATTATACCCTATTGAATGTCACGATATGATGTGTAAGATTGGTGAAGTTGTTGTAGTCGGTGGGGTACGACGTAGCGCACTTATCAGTCTTTCCAACCTTGGTGATGACCAAATGCGTCATGCTAAGTCTGGACAGTGGTGGGAAACCGAAGGGCAACGTGCGCTAGCAAATAACAGCGTTGCCTATAAAGATAAGGTACAAATGGAAACATTCATGCGTGAGTGGTTATCTCTTGTAGAAAGTAAATCAGGAGAACGTGGTATCTTTAATCGTCAGTCTGCAAAAGAACAAGCAATGAGAAACGGTAGAAGAAAAACTAATTACGAATTTGGTTGTAATCCTTGCAGTGAGATTATACTTAGACCCTACCAGTTCTGTAACTTATCTGAAGTAGTAGTTAGAGAAAACGATACACTAGAAACACTAAAAGAAAAAGTAACAATCGCTACAATCTTAGGTACGTTTCAAGCAACGCTTACTGACTTTAAATATCTTAGAAAGATATGGAAAGATAATACCGAAGAAGAAAGATTACTTGGCGTATCCTTAACTGGTATTATGGATAACCAACTCTTAACAATTAATCCTAGTATGTTATTAAAAGAATTAAAGGAGACAGCTATTGAAGTTAATAAAAATTATGCAAAACAGCTTGGCATTCCTCAATCAACTGCCATTACTTGTGTTAAACCTAGCGGCACAGTTTCTCAACTTGTGGATAGTGCAAGTGGTATTCATGCTAGACATAGCAAGTATTATATTCGTACTGTACGTGGTGATAACAAAGACCCTCTTACACAATTTATGATTGCTAGTGGTATTCCACATGAACCTGATGTTACGAAGCCTGCTAGTACAACTGTGTTTAGTTTTCCTATGAAGTCACCTAAGAAAGCTGTTACTAGAAATGACATGTCAGCTATTGAACAATTACTTTTATGGAAGACATATCAGAAACATTGGTGTGAACATAAACCATCTGTAACAATTTCAGTTAGAGAAGATGAATGGATGGATGTAGGAGCATGGGTATATAAAAACTTTGATGACATCTCAGGTATAAGTTTTCTTCCCCATAGTGAACACACATATGCACAAGCACCCTATCAAGAAGTACAAGGTAAGTATTATAAAGCACTTTTAGATAAAATACCACAAATTGATTGGAATGACTTGACAAAGTATGAAAAAGATGATACAACAGCAGGGTCAAAAGAGCTAGCTTGTTCTGCTGGCGTTTGCGAGATTGTAGACATAGGGGCAACATAATGGAGGTACAATCACACACGGGGGTATAGTTTCACCCCTCTGACGGGCTTTATACGAAGCCGTTTTTTAATAATTTAATAAAATAGGAGCATTTTATGCAGAATTTAGAACCAAGTATTAAAAATAGAAAAAAGTTTGACATAGACTTAGAATATGGTAAAGTAAGAGAACAATTAGTTGCAGACATGCTTCAAAATAAAAAGATTGAAGTTAAAAGTGAGAGAGATGTTTGGCAAAAAACTGGTAACATAGCGATTGAATATGAATGCTATGGAAAACCAAGTGGAATTAATGCTACAGAATCTGACTATTGGTTTCATAACTTATGTGTTGGAGATGAAACATTCGCTACTATAGTTTTTAATACACAAAGTTTAAGGAAGATTATAAATAATTTAGACTATAAGAAAAGTGTTTCAGGTGGAGATAATATGGCATCTAGAATGTACTTGTTAAATCTACAGAAACTATTTTCATCAGATGTTATTAAAGCATTTAAAGCAAAGGAGAATTAAATGAATATAATTTATAATGCTAAGTACACACTTGCATATGTAATATCCATAGTACTTGTTAATATGGGTTTTGTTTATGTACCTATGATACCTTTACTTGGTGAGATGTTTCCACCAATGACGCTACTCGTAGGTTTAATATTTATATTAAGGGACTTTTCACAAAGAGAAATAGGGCATCGAGTTCTTATTGCTATGGGTATAGGATGTATTCTTTCCTATATTATGGCTGACCCGTTTATTGCTATAGCTTCCGTAGCAGCTTTTTCTATATCAGAATTAGTTGATTGGGCTGTGTATACCTATACGAAAAGACCTTTGAGAGAAAGAATACTATTTTCTTCAGCTGTAGGAACACCAATTGATAGCGCAGTATTTTTATCAATGATAGGATTTTTTAGTCCTGTTGGATTTGCCTTAATGGTAATTGGTAAAATGATTGCAGCAATAATAGTTTGGTGGACTATTAAGGATAGAGAATAGTAACTACATGATACATTATCATGGAACACCATTAGGACCTAAAGCAGAATTAGAAAAGCTACGAGGTAAACATTTTTGTGTCAGTTACGCTAGACGAGATAATACTCAATGGTGTATAAAATACGCACAAAGTATTATGTGGGATAATGGTGCATTTTCTACGTATACCAGAGGAAAAACTTTTAATATGGATAAGTATTTAAACTGGTTAGATGATAAGCTATATGGAGCAAATTGGGCAGTTATACCTGATGTAATTGGAGGTTCTGTAGAAGAACAAAAAGAATGTATATCTAAATGGCATTATCCAAAACATCTATCTGCTCCAGTTTGGCATATGAACTTATCGTTTGATTGGCTTAAAGAAATAATTGATAATTATCCACGATTTTGCTTTGGTTCTTCTGGCGACTACTGGAAGGTTGGAAGTGACGCTTGGTCTAAACAATCAGACTTAGCTTGGAATATAATAGAAAAATCCAATGCTAGACCTTGGGTTCACATGATGCGAGGACTATCTATGTGTAAAGGAAAGTATCCTTTTGCTAGTGCAGATAGCACTAATGTTGCTCGCAACTTTAAAAATAAAAATCTTCCAAAATGTCCTAAAGAAATGTGTGAAAAGATTGATAGTGTACAAACACCATTAAGAATGGTGAAATAGAAAGTATAAAATTACTTTCATCTAAAATAATATATTACTAATAAGGAGAATTAAATATGAGAGAATTACTAATAAGTGCAGCAAGAAGCTACTATATGGGCTTACTAAATAAACATATATCTAATGTTGAAATTTTATTAACTAATCCTGTGGGTATTAGTGGAGTAGCGGATAAGCATCAAGATATTCAGGAAGCTATCGAAGTAGAATTAGGCATCATTGCTGACTACAATGATAAGCTAGAAGTCCTACAAAGATTTTTTATTAAGCCTCAGCAAAATGAAACAACCGAGGAGAAAAAGAAAGATGCTAAATCGTAGAAACGGATTAGGCAAATATGATGCGCCTTTAAGAATACAATTTCAAAAAGGTTACGATAGTTTTAAAAGGGGCAAGATGAAGAATCCTTTTCACCCTAACTCTATGCAAAGTAGAGAATGGGATAGAGGATTTAATTCTGCCTACTTTCAAAACTTAAAGAAAGTAAAAAATTATGAATATAGAAAGAGAAGCAAAAGAGTTTCTTAGAAGGAGAAATATGAGTACTATAACAGCTACTGAATACCAAGACAAAGCTAAAGTAACTGCTATATTCCCAAAAGAAAAAGCCCTAGAGTATTTAGCTCTAGGGTTATCTTCTGAGTCTGGGGAAGTGGCAGGTAAAGTAAAAAAGATTATACGAGATAAAAGTAAATTAAATCCTGCAGATTTAGGTGCTGAGATAGGAGATGTCCTATGGTACTGCGCCTTACTAGCTGAAGAACTTAATTTAAATCTTGGTAAGATTATGGAAAATAATATTGATAAATTATATTCTAGAAAAGAACGTGGAGTGTTAGGTGGCTCAGGGGATAATCGTTAAT